AGCTTCATATATTGCGATTTCTTATAAATGATTGTTTATTTTAGGAATACCAGTCAATTTAGCTTCATATATTGCGATTTCTTATAAATGATTGTTTATTTTAAAAATCTTATTGTTTACTGTCTCTTAAATGATATAGTATTTCACATAAACAACAGACTAACAAACAGACTAATACCAGACTAATACCAGACTAATAAAAGACTAAGGACAAACTTGTAGCGTCCAAATTAAAAGAAGACGAAGATGAAGGCTTTCTCCTTCCCTTAAGTATATTTGTTGAGATACCCCAGCATATGTACCCTGGTTAAAGAAAACTTGAGCAGCCCTGACGGGTAAGTCTTAGTAGTGCTAGTCACGAATGGTTGTACGAGGACCATTGTTATGCTCAAATGCCAAGTAAGCCTAGCTGTGTCAAAAATGCCGGCAATTACCAGCACAAGTGGTAATAACAGCTAAGAGTTATAGGGCTAAATATGGTATCCTGTTCTAAAAGCTATGGAACATGCATTAAAGATATGTATGTATGTTCAAACTTTTGAAGTTAGCTAGTGGTTTTAAGTTGAATGCTATGTCTAAACAACAGAAACTCAATAAAGAACTTAAAGAATATTAGTAATTATAATGTTCTTTAAACACTAAGCAAAACTTAAGTCGGCGTCTCGGTCTATAATAATTTAAGACAAATTTTATCTCAAATTATTATTTGCCTTTTGCTATTTTCAATTCTTATGTTTTCATGTAACATTTCACTTATGAATATAAACACAACGGAGGAAATCGTAAAGATATTATGCTTACATCAGCAGTCTTCCGCATTGTACCTATATTCCCCAGAGCAAATTCTTGATTTTACCGATAGGGAGAAATCTGGCTCTGTAACGATAAACATTGTTTCGGCCAATGGAACAAGTTCAATATCTCTTGGCGACGAGTGGTCTTCAAGATTTTTCGTTAAAGCTGCTGCCGAGACGATTATGGCTGATGGAAGAAAGATTCTGACATGGGACTGGAAGTCTTTGGTTTCGTTTTTACTTGGACGATATAAAATACATTTCAATCCCAAGTGTTCTATTGTGGATCTTAAGATCCTTGAAAGCTATGGCAATACAAGACCAGAAATGCCCAATTCTGTTCGTGATTTCATGTCAAGACTACGTGAGGTCACTGAGTCGCCTAAGTGGCCTAAAAGACAGCGTATATATCGAGATGTGCATTTGCCGCTTATTCTTTCGGTTATCCCAGAGATGGAGTCTGTTGGCATATTATCAACTGAAAAATTACATGCACATTATGATGTGGCGGGACAAGAAAATGGAAGGATGCTTAGTCGCAATGTTTTTTCTAGAGGTTTTGTTCCGCATGTAATTACTCCCGAAATGCGTGAATCATTGAAACCAACAGACTTTGATAATTTGTTTACATACTTTGACTATCGAAGTATGGAAGTGCAAATGCTTGCATGGTTATCTAAAGATGCTGCTCTTTCTGATCTTTGCTCAAGTAATGACATTTATGCATCAGCTTATGAAGCCATTACCAAAACAAAATGCGACACGAACGAAAAAAGGTCTCTTTGCAAGAGTTTTTTTCTCCCTATCTTTTATGGTATGGGTGCAAAGGCACTAGAAAATAAGTTTGGCATGTCAGAGAGAGTAGCCAAGAGTGTTATCGAGAGGATAACTGGACTTTTTCCAATTGCAAGCAAATGGCTTTTTGATGTGCAATCGACTGCGGAATCTGACGGAATTTATACTGACTTTATTGGAAGAAGTAAATCTTTTTCTGAAAAACACTACAAGGCAAGAAACTTTGCGGTGCAGAGTCCATCAGCGATCTTTTGCATGCATGGGCTTGTTAGGCTTCACGAGGCATTGAATGGTAAGTGTCAGATCGCATATAATGTCCATGACGGCTATATGCTTTATGCCAAAAAAGAAAATCTCAGAGAGATTGTACCATTGGCGGCTTCTGCTTTGACTGTCGAAAGTGAATTCTTCCTTGGTCTAGCCATTGGTGTGTCTTGTTCCATTGGGAGAAGTCTTGCCGATATGAAAGTTGTTTCTATACCGAGAAAAAAAAATGAAGAACATTTGTCAGTCATTCCCAATTAATCAGTATGAATATGAAAACCTATTGACCTCTTTTGGTAAGCTTTGTTACTATGCAGCTCATCAGCTTCAAAAAAAGAATAGTAGGAATAATTTCACTGATGACTTCGATGATATTAATCAAGAATTGCAACTTAGTATTATTCGTGCTGGAAGTTATTACAAGAGGCAGATTTATATTGAAAAATGTCTTGCTGTGGCATCAGAACATAACCTTGATGTTTTTATTGGGCAGATTATTGTTAAACTAATAGACCTTTGGAACAATAGAACAAGACATGGTGCTAACAGACAGAAATTTGGTGCAAAACAAGAAAAGATGTTGGATTTGATAGTTAAGTCAGTTGTTTCTAAATCAAAGATTCCTAAAAAGAATGCAGATCTTAATATAGACACTAAATTTTCCACATATTGCAAAGCGATAGTGTGGAATGGACAGAAAAATATGGGCAAGAAGATTACTAGAGAAAAATCAATTCGTTCTGGCCAAGTTAGTTTATCTGAATACGAGTATCTAGGGATTTGATTTGTATGAGGATAGCTTACATAGTTAATGAGTCTTGGTTTTATCTAACTATGCTGCGTTGCAGCCTTTTATCATTGAGACATCACAGTCCATCAATTCCGATTGATATATATTTAATTAGAGATAACTGCTCAAACAGTCGTGACATTGGTAGTTTGCCAACGACTATAGCATCAGCACCAAAAGTCACAACGAATATGATGTCTGGAATGTGTGCGTCACTTGGGGCAAATCTTATTGATCTTGGAAACTTTGATTTTGGTAGCGAGAGCGGTTATGCGTATGCACATAGAGCAGCATTTGCTTTTGCTCCAAATGATAAGACTCTTTTAATGGATGCTGATACATTTGTATTTCGTGATTTGTCTCCTATGTTTGATTTGTTGAATGGAATTGATTTTATTGCAGATAAGAATATGTTTGGTGAACGCACATTGTTGGAGTATAGAGGTAAGCAAATAAGACCTTTCAATTCTGGTGTGGTACTTTGGGGTGAAGGGCTTCTGCGTGAATATGGGAAATCTGTTCACAGTTTGTGTTGCGATCTTAGAGATGGCAAGCACTCGCTTAGCGATTGGCTTTACAAAAATAGTTCTACAAATCCACCACTTGGAAGAGAAGAATTGGCTTGTAGCATTTTTGTTATCGATCAAGGTTTACGCTATAGGTATTTTGCAAAGTCAGAGGTTCAGACTGAGAACTACCTTGGTGGTTGTGCCATTTATCATACACTTACACATAATTGGCCTAATTCTTATTTTAGATTTCGTGGCATAGAACAATATTTTTATAAAAAAAACATTAAAAGACTTGTAATCTCCAGCAAAAGAAGCTTTACTTGATTTTTTGATTACTGGGAGTTTGACATGAGAGAATTGACACCAGAAGAACAGGATCAAATGGATTCTTTTAGCGATCCTGATGAAGGAAAATCTGGTTTTTTTTGGGATGATACCTTTCAAAGAAAAATCATTAGTATGCTTCTTTGTGATAAAGTTATGTTAGTTCAGTCTGTTGATAAGTTAAAGCCTGGTTATTTTAGCAATGAAGTCCATGTGATGATTTGTAGAATACTTTTTTCTTATTTTGAAACAAGAAGTGAGATACCGCCATTTTTTGTAATCAGACAAGAACTAAATGAACAGCTTAAAGATCGTGATCCTTCGGTAAGACTCCATCATATAGCCGAACTTGAAGCTCTAGTGGATTATTTCACACCAGGTGTAGACACAAGAGATTATTTATTGGACAAGGTGACTTACTTCGCTAAAGTTCAAGCTCTTAAAACTGCATTTAGCGAGTGTGTGAAGAAAATGAATGAAGCTCCAGAAGATGAGAAAACATGGCCTTTCATTTATGATCGTATGCGTAGTGCTATGAATGTAGAACGCACTTATGAACCTGGACTTGAATACTTTCTTAACATTGAAGAAATGTTCAAGCGAATGGATGAACAGTTGCAAGGTAAAGATAGATATACATCGGCATTTGAGAGTATAGACAACGCTCTTACTGGTGGTGGTCTTTTCAATGGTCAGATAGGAGCATGGATTGGATTGCCTGGATCTGGTAAGAGTCTTGCATTGGTTAAGACTGCTGTTGCAAATGTTTTGCTTGGGCATAAAGTTCTTTATTTGACGATGGAAATGGATGACATTGGAATAGCACAGCGATTTACTAGTATGTTTACTAAAATAGACATTAACTTATTGAAAGAATCCAAAGATATCGTAAAGAGAACTATTGAGGATTTTGGAAAAGATAAAGACGAAAAGAATCTCCTCATCATTAAGCAATTTCCTGGTGGTTCAGTTGATGTTAATGGGATTAGGGGATTTTATTCAAAGCTAGAAATGCGTGGTTGGAAACCTGCACTTATTATCATTGATTATGTTGGAGAAATGAAGGATGATCCAAATGTTAAAAAATACGAGAGTGCTTATCGTATTCTTCGTGACTTAAGAGGATTTGGAGTTGAGAAACAACACTGCACAATCACATGTGTTCAGCCAAATCAAACCGCAGCTAAACTGGAGATGTCTCAGTATATCGATGAGTCTAACATTGGAACATCATTTGATCAATTTAAGCCTTTGGATGCATTTTGGTCAATTAATCAGCAAGTCATAGAGAAAGATGCCGAAGTGGGAAGGGGTTTTGTTATTAAGCATAGGAATGGAAAGTCAAGATTCGGTTTCAAAATGGCATTTGATTTTTCGATGGGTACTTTAGATATATATGAAATAAGTAAAGATGCTTATAAGGAAAAATTATCAAGTACACAGTCTAGGCGTAGTGAGGAGATTTCTTTTGACACATATTCAGTTGACAGAAAGTCAAAGAGATCGTCAAACAATAATAGTTCAAATGATTTAGAATAATGAGGACAATATGACAGAAATACCAAATGAGATTGTTAAGATTATAGTCAATAATAAAGAACTTATTCTTGACCCCGAAAACATGAAGTTCAATGAATTTACATTGAGCGATTATATGGACAAGGAATATGCATGGATCGATTTTTTTGGTAAGCAGCTTGAGTATGCTACTAAAGAATTATCCTTAGCCGAACTCGCCTATGAAACTAAATACAATGAGGTTTATATCACCTACAAAGATGCTGGCGGTTCTGATGCTTACAGCAAGGCAAAATCACAATGTGATAACGAATGTGTGCGTTTTTATGAAATTGTAATAGACAGGAAAGCCGCAGTTGGTTTTTTAAAGCACTATTTAAAGGCTTGGGATAAAAATCACGATAATGCTCAAAATCGTGGTCATACTCTTAGGAAAGAATTAGACAAATTAAATAAAGATATTTACAAAGACAGCGGTCTTTGTAATGCTGATGATTTGCTTAAATAGGAAAAAGATGACTTCAAAAATACGTTGGATGACAAATGCGGATATTATAGATTCTGTTAGGATTGACAATGAGTCGTTCTCTCAGCCGTGGTGCAAAGAAGACTTTTTTCGATGTCTTAAGGATGAAGAAAAAATAGGTAAAGTTATTGAATGCAATGGCAAAGTTGCTGGTTATTTTATTTATCAGTTGATGGACAGAAAGCTTTATCTTGTTAGGATTGCTGTTTCGCCTTGTCTTCGTGGATTCGGTCTTGGCAGGCAAATGGTTGGTCAGTTAATAGATAAGATTTTCAAATCCGATAGGACAAGGATTGATCTTCACATATCTGAGAGTAACTTAAGTGCTCACAAATTTTTCAGTAGAATTGGTTTTAAAGCTATTTGTGTTGATCGAGATTTTTTTGTTGAACTTGACAATATGCGTGATGCTTATTGTTTTTCTTATATTGTTGGTCGGCACAATGATAAGATAGCATTTATGAATCAAAGTGCGGAGCATTCTGTATGAGTTCTTGGGATATGCGTTTTCTTGAGATGGCAAAACACATTTCTTTTTGGAGTAAAGACCCTTCGACAAAAGTTGGAGCAGTTATATTCGATGAAAATAGACGTATTGTTTCGGTTGGATATAATGGATTTCCAAGGGGGGTCAATGACGACCAAGAAAGATATTTTGACAGAGAAATAAAATATCGTATGATTGTCCATGCTGAAGCTAATGCTATGATTTTTGCTCAGCGTAGTTTATCTGGCTGTTCAATAGCCACCTATCCATTTATGCCATGTTCTGTTTGTGCTGCTATGCTTATACAATCTGGTATTAAGAGGTGTGTAGCTCCAATTTTATCTGATGATCTTGCCAAAAGATGGAGTGAATCTTGCAATGCTTCCACAATCATGTTTGCTGAAGCTGGTGTTGATCTTACCCTTCATAATTTTCAAGATAAAAAAGCTCTTGATTTTTGCATAGCTGACGCTATGCTTTGATCCATATCAAGATATTTGTATTCTCCAAGTCTTCCTCCAAAAATCACATTAGATGGTTTGATGGATGCGTATTTTTTGTATGTTTCGCTATTTTCTTTGTTTCTTATAGGATAAAGAGGATCTGGGTTTTCTTCATAGCTAATTGGAATGTCGTATGTCACAACGCTTTTGTGCGATCCTATTTCGCCATTGCAATGTTTTGTTGACTCTCCATGGACATAAAAATGTCTATGTTCCACAGATCTCAGTTCTTTAACATTTTGGTCTACATAATTAACGACGGCATTTCCTTGCTGATCTCCAATGAATTCTTTTCGTTCAAAAGTCATAGTGTTATATTCAAGCTTACCATAATTGAATTCAAAAAATTCATCTACTGGTCCTGTATAGACTATGTTTTTTGCCATCCGTGATAATAAATTACGATGTTTTAGAAAATCCACATTAAGCTCTACATCGATGCCATCCAACATATTGTTAATCATATTGGTATAGCCACATTTTGGTATTCCCTGATATTTAGTGTTGAAGTAGTTTTCGTCATATGTCATTCGGATTGGTAATCTTTGTATTATTGACATAGGAAGATTTCTTGGTTCTCGAAGATATTGTTTTTTTGTGTACCCATATATGAATCTCTTATATAAATCTTCACCAACCATAGACAGAGCCCATTCTTCAAAATTAGATGGATTTGTTATTATTGATTTTTCTTTTGCAAGCCTTTCTGCTGCTTCTTTTGGGGTTCTAACTCCCCAAATTTGATGTAAGGTCATTAGATTTATTGGAAATGAATATATTTTACCTTCAGACATAACTTTAGGTCTATTTATGAAGGGTAAAAAATCTGTGAATTTTGATACGAAACTCCAAACATCTTGACTGTGAGTGTGAAATACATGAGCTCCATAGCTTGAAACATAGTAGTCGTCTTGTGGTGTGTCATGTGCAGCTCCAGCTATATGTGATCGTTTGTCAATTACAAGAACCTTTTTTCCTGCTTCGTGAACGCAGCGTGCAAATGTAGATCCGAAGAAGCCTGCACCAACTATTAAAAAATCGTACATACTTTTCCTTTTGATTAAAGCTTATAATATCTTATGTTTAAAAAATCTGAATTTCAAAAACAATTATGTGAACTTTTGCAGATGAAAATCATCAATGGCAAGGTTTTACTTCAAGACTGCAAGCTCATAGATGAAAATTCAAGACGTAGTCCAGCATATAGCGATCCAATGTATGCTCCGTTTTATTATCATATGGGTAAATTAGTTCTTCCTAAAAATTTTTTGTCTATGAGTTTTAGCCTTGGACTTTTAGAAAAATGCTTTTTTGCTTCATGTAAGTCCGTAGATAATGTTTTATTAGTTAGGCAAAATGAGTCTGGCATCTATTATTCTCCAAGAATGGGCATTCAAAATATTCGCAAGAGTTATAAGGGAAAGATGGATTTCATTGAAGGTGATAGTAGAGATGAATTGGTTTCTAAAAGATTAAAATGTGAAAAATGGGATTTTGTACTTATAAATCAAGAATGTGGATATGATGATGCTCTTTATATGTTAGAGGAATCTTGGGCTTGTATGTCAGATAATGGCATAGTTGTTATGGAAAATGTAAATGATATTAAATCGGTAAAACAAGCATTTCATGGATTTGCCGACAGTGTCAGAAAAGAGCCAATTATTTTCGATACAAGATATGGTTCTGGAGTTTTGTTAAAAGGCGTACTCTGATACACATATATGCGTAATTTTGGAGGTATTTAACATCGGATACGAAGTAATTTATACATACCATGAGAGGCAAGACGGCGTATATAACAAGGATGAAACAAAAACCCTTAAACGCAAAGTCGGTGACCCTTTCGATGATATTTCTCTGGAAAAGTTAGCTAGTGTTGTCATGGGGCAGCTTGCAAGAAGAGATATATTTGTTGTTGGTGTTGAGGTGTTTGAACTCTCAAAGAAAAAAATCAGCTTTCGTGAGACAGACAATGGGGTTGTGATTAAGAATAAAAAATTCTTGTTTGATCAAGCTACTGGAGAGTTTGTTGTTAGAGATGCTGAACCAGAATTTTCGCAACATCCACAGCTGGAAGTGCCACAAATTCCATCTGGACTGCATCCGCATGAAATCATAGTAAAAAGAAAAGAACTTACGGCTAGTGGTGAAGCACCAGTAAAAAGAGTAATAGATCAAGTTATTTTTGTTCCAGAGCCACAGCATATTCCTGAGGTTTCTAAGCGTGGATTCAAGCTTACGATAGACAAGAAATATCCAGTATACACTAAGCAATCAGGCATACATGGAGATGCAATAACAATATTGGATGATTCAAACAATGAAATCAAGATAAGCGACAAGTATTTTGTTCCTGGAAATACGCAGCTATTTGCGGACAATGAGCTGAAATTTTCAGAATCTCAGAAGCAGAGAGACAACGGCAATCTGAACTGGGGTAATGCAATAAACGAAAATATGCCGAATTTAAGAAAGTAGAGAACTATGAAAAAAGAAGATAAAATTTCAAAGAAAAGAAAAGAAAGAGAAAAATCGTCTTATATTAAGGTGCTTCGTCGTAGAGATGCAATTCGTAGAGAAAGAAAAGCCGAGGAACAGAAGAATTTGAAAGAAGCTCAGTTTGCACCAAAGAAAGACCCAATAATTAATATTAAAAAAAACAATCCTAATGATGTTAAGGCAGATGAAAATATTCGTGAGCAACTTATAAAAAATCAGCAAATTCTTAAAGCATTGGAAGAAGAGTACGATAAAGAAAAGAAATCAAGAGAAGATATTAATTGCAGTCTTCAAAGCGATGGTCATGAGTCGTTGCAAGATAAACTTCAGGCAATTCACAAGAGTGTTGTTGAATCTCAAGGCCTTGAGAAAAACGCTGATATACCTCCAGTAGTCGATCTTACTTCTACTTCCAAAAAATAAAATTGAAAACAAAATAGTTTTTTTATAAATTAATCTTGCACTTCTTTTTGAATAATGATAATTTGAAGAAACGAAGGGGGGTATCTTTTACCCTCCGCAAATTGACTACTAACATACGGAGCTGCTATGGCTATTGATTTTGAACCACTTGATCTTGATCAAATCAAAAAAGAAAACAAAAGACTTACTTCTGAAGGGAAAATGATCGGAAACGAAGAGTACCAACAGAAATTTGTAAGGATGCCAGTTCAAGAAGGATTCGTGGCAATGCGTATTCTTCCTAGGAGAAAAGGTCAAGAAGTATATGGCTGCACAAGAATTCACACAATTACAAATCCAACTACAGGTGTAAAGAGCCAATGTCATTGTCCACGTGAACTCACAAAGAATTCAAAAGGATACGACCAATGGATTGGTGATTGCATTATATGCAAGTACTACACTGATCTTTGGCAAAAATCCGAAGGATTATCTGGTAAAGAACAAGAAAGCTTGCAGAATAAAGCTCGTGAATTAAAGCCGCTTGAAAGATATTATTACAATGTAATTGTTAGGTCTGAATCAGATGGAAAAAATGGCATTAAAACCAATGTAGGGCCTAAGATTTATTCGTGTGGAAAGACAGTTCACACTAAAATAATGATTTCAATCAATGGTGATGAGGCTGCTGGAGAACCAGCTCTTGGTGACATTACGCATCCTAACACGGGTCGTGATTTCAAGTTGGTTAAGAAAATAACAAAAAGTGGCTACAAAGAATTTCCAAACTATGATAACAGTAGATTTGAAGAACCAAGTTCTGCTGGGACTCAACAAGAATTGCAAACATGGTTTGCTAATCTTCATGATTTAACTTCTTTGAGAGTAATCAAAACTCCCGAAGATATTAAGCACGCTCTTCGTATTCATACTGGCATGATTTCAGAAGGCGATAAGAATAATGATGAGTTAGATGAATTTTACAATTCAAAAAGGGTAGTGTCTTCTGTTTCTTCTGCATCAACACAACCAGCCAGTAAGGTTCGTGATGATATTGTTGCACCAAAGCAAGAGTCGAAATCTGCAGCAACAGTTGAAGAATCTATGGCCGATGATGACTTCCTAAAAGAACTTGGAAACATCTAATTTATCTTTACATGAGCGCATTGTGATTATGCGCTCATGTTTTTTTTGCATCCAAACATAAAAGGAATTAAAAATGGCCAAGAAGAAGACTGGAGATGATGATAGTTTTTTTAAAAATCTTGCAAGTCAAACTGGAGGCGACATTGTTGCTGACATAGATAGCGTTAAGTATTTTGTGGATACTGGTAATTTTGCAATAAATTACATATGTAGTGGAAAGTTTATAGGTGGTGGTGTTCCTGGAGGCAAGCTAACCGAGATATATGGTGCTAGTAGTTCCTCAAAGTCGCTCATAGGAACAAATATTCTATTTGGCTGTCAAAGAGCGGGTGGTGTTTCAATTCTTGAAGACTGCGAAAACTCAGCAAATAAAGAGTTTATTCAGAAGGCTTCTCATTGTGATTTAAATAAAATTGTCAGACACACTCCCCAGACTCTTGAGGATGTGTTTTTGAAGATGTATAAGTCGATTGAGTACATTCGCAGTAGTAAAAAAGACTCCCCAATAGCAATAGTTTATGACTCCATTGGGGTTAGCCCTTCGGCTAGAGAACTTCGTGAAGTCAATTTGCCAGAGAATGCGACTAAAGCTGATTTTAAACGTATAGTTGGCGGAAATGAACAACCAGGTGAGAGAGCCAAAATATGTTCTAGGGAGTTTCGTAAGCTTAATACTGTTATGGAGAAGAATGACGCTACTGTTGTTATTTTAAACCAGACCAGATCAAAAATAGGAGTTCTTTACGGAAATCCGACTACAACTGCTGGTGGTGGTAACGCTTTGCCATTTTATGCTTCTTGTCGCTTAGAAACTTCGACTATGAAGAAAATCGAGTATAAGCTTAGTGCAAAAAAGACAAAAATTCTTGGAATTAACATTAGGGTTAAAAATGTAAAAAATAAAACTCATAGACCCTACATTTCCACAGAGAATATACAGCTTTTGTTTGATCATGGCATCAATCCGTTAAGCGGATTGCTTTCATGTCTTATGGATGCAGGTAGAGTTTTGGCTAAAAGTGCAGGTAATTTTGTGGTTGCCGAACAGTATTCTGGAGGTCAAGAAGTCAAATTCAAGGCTAATTTTGATAGGAACGAAGTGCCTATGGATGTCTTGCTTAGGTGTCCTGGAATTGTTGATGCTTTGACTGAGGAAGAGATAGTTGATTATCTTGAACCATATAAATCTGCAATTGATTTTCAGATTGGTGGTGACATTGTAGAGACTGATGTGATGAGTTCTGAGGATGTTGATGATGAAATTGATTCTGAGATAGAGGATTAGACGGCTTTAAACTTTGTTTTTCCAATGTCTTTAAGTGTCATGCCTATTTTTTCTATGTGTTCTTTTGCTTCTTTTATCTGGGAATGAATGTTTTTAACATTCATTCCTTTTTTTGTATATCTTTCTACTATTTTTTCTGTGTCTACGGATTTCTTGCTGCGTAAAGTTTTTATTATTTGTTTAAATATTAGATTGTTTTTGCATTCGTTTAAATTTATGGGTTTTATTAGAATGTGTTCAAATTCAATGTTTTTTTTATTAGTGTCGCATATTTCTTCGGCAAGCTTATCAAGTGACAGTATATTCTTGCAGCTTGTGTTTACTATTGATAGTTTGGCTTTGAATGTTTTTGAGAACTCAACTATTTGATTTAGATTCTTTGTGTTGGTCAAGAATTTTCGATCATCCTTAAGTATTATCATTAGTTGATTCATAAGTACTCCGTTGTTGGACTCTTAATTATATGTGTGGTGTTAAACTATGGGCAAGAACCAAAAGTGCTATTCTAATCGTAGATTTGGTGTAGAGATTGAGATCAACTCGTTTGATATGAGAAATCGACCTTTAGGATATGAATACGGAAATCTTCCAAAGGGCATACATGAAGTTGCTCATCTTGTCCAGCAAACTATACATAATCGTGTATTTGTTCAGAAATGGGGAAACAATCACAATAACGATACATGGATACTTAAACCCGACAGTAGTTGTGGAATAGAAATATGCACACCAGTAATGAAGGGAATTGATGGCATAAAGAGTGTCTGTTCTGTAGTTGAAGCTATTGGTTCAGATCAAAGAATTACAGCTGATGATAGGTGTTCGTTTCATATTCATGTTGATGTTCATGATATGTCGGTTGAGAATATTGCGGCTATTATTTCTTGGTGGATTAAATGCGAGTATGCTATATCGTCAATTATGCCAGAAAAACGCAGAAAAAATAGATATTGTCAGTTTATTTCTATGTCTGACATTATCAAAAATGTAAACAGTCCTATGCTTGATTCTGAGAAAATCATAGCAGCCGCTGGTGAGCATAAGTATTTCTCGATGAATACATTTCATATGAATAACAATCGTAGGAAAACTTTAGAGTTTAGGTTTATGGATTCTTCTGCTTGCAGATGTCGTTTTGATGCTGAAAATTATATTTTATTTGTACTTATGTTTGTTGAATTATCATCATCTCTTGGAATTCCAGAAATTTATTGCCCTACAGATAGAATGACTGGCTATGTCTGGTTAAATCTTGTTGATGTTATGTCTATTATGGGTTTAGAAGAGGGCTGTAGCGGTTTAATGGCGACATTAAGAGATTGGATTATAGGTCGTTTGGTTCAAAATACATCTTATGATAATAATGGTTTGTTTGGGTCTAATTTTATGGCAACTGTAATGGATGATTTGCTAAAACAACAAAGAATATGAACTTGTATTTTTCTTAATATAAGTTCATCTGACAAGGATAGATAAACTCCAGAAGGTGCTTTATGTTGGAAAATAAAAATAGGATAGTCAGTTCAATCAAAGAGCTTAAAAAGCTTGGAAAGCTGCTTATTCCATACAATTATCCTAAGACTAAGTCTGAAGAGTATGAGGATGACCTTCTAATCTTCAAATCAAGAAAATTTATCATAGATGGATACTCGGTGATAGCACACTATCAAAGGTGTGATTATGAGCATTGTCTTCTTGATGTTTTGCAACTATATGGTGATTACAGCACATTTTTGCCAATAAATGTAAATTGCAAGCTAGCCAGAATGTTTCTTGGTGATAATGAATTGTCTCTAATAGAAACATACAAGCATATGAAGAGAATTTACTGTTGGACTGTTTATATGGATAGGGACGAATCAGTTATTTTGTGTCCTACTGAGAATGATGGCAAACAGACTATCCGCAGTCATAATGGTTTCAGTTATAAATATATCTCATCGGAAATGACTTTTTTCATTTAATCGGGAGGATAATATGAAGACAAATAAGATTCAGTCGATGATGGTCGAACATCTTATGAAGCATGGCCATATACAGCTTATGCTTCCTGACAATGTAATGCTTGAAATAGGGATTACGCAAGAAGGCCAAAGCGGAAAATTCATTAAAAAGAACGATTATTGTTGGGTTATGGCTTCTCGCAACGACAGGACTGTATGTTTAGATAGTTTCAATCTTGGGCTGAGGTTTGCGGATGATAATACCTTCTTAATATTAGAAGATACCTTTATTAATCAAGATGGGGATAATGTTAGGCGACTTGATGTTGTTTAAATGCATTTATAGATGTTGCCTAAAGTTTTTGACGGACATAGAATTCCTGTATGTAAGAGAAAAATTTCTGTAGTGCCAATAGCTATTTTGTCTTCTGGCAGCGGAACTACGAAATCGACCCAGATTATGAATCCTTGGTTTGTATTTTGAAACCTTGTGACCATAATTTGAGACCCTTTTCTCTTATATGCGTGATTTGCTATGAAATCAAAAGAGTTCTTGTTCTCGTCGACAAGTTCTTGTATCCATTCCAATAGAATGGGCGCACTAAGGAAGTCTGACCATCTTAAAATAAGGGTGTTCTCAAACTTCTTTGGGTCGAATATGTTTCTCATATGGGGTTCAGCATGAAAAAAAATGAACAGGTTTTCCGTGACTATTTTTATCGTTTGTCTGACGAAAATCTTAAAGATTTATACAGTAGGCTTCATTTTAAATATCAAGGAGATATGCCCGAAGCTCTGGATTTTTTATCTGAAAATCGTGATATAGATCGCTGGTTTATTGGGGCGGTATCTGTGCAAGATCTTTTTGGAATGATAGACTCAATGCAGGAATCTGTCAATCGTGAATATGCGAAGCGCTTTGGAGCGCACAGATAATAAGCAAAAATTAAGTTACTCTAGTGTGCAAGCTAGAGTAACTTAATCATTTGACCAAATTATGTCAGCATCATTTTTTTTCAATCAAAAAATAGTCACTTCAAATTTATATTTTAAAAAAATAAATTCTGTTGGAATAATTAAACCACTTTATTAATTTATAAATATTTGTTATGATGTCTCTTTACTGAAAAAGGAGACATATGACAAATGTTGTTAACATAAAAGATCGTGAAAACCTTGTCCCAACTAAGGAATACAAATATGCCAAATGGGGATTTGAGCATTTCAACCCAGTCCAGAGTGGAATATTTGAGGTTTACGAAGAAGATGCCAATGCTCTTATTGCAGCAAAGACAAGTGCCGGAAAGACAGTTATAGCCGAAATGTTCTTAGCTCATGAGGTTAGGAAGCGTGGTGGAAAAGGAATGTTTCTTGCTCCAATGAGGGCTCTTGCTCAAGAAAAAATAGATCAGTGGGGTGAGCCAGAATATCACTTTGGTGATTTAAACATTTCCATATGTACTGGTGATTATAGAATTACCGATAAAAGACAAGAAGAACTTGATCGTTCTAACATTATTGTTATGACTAGTGAAATGCTTAACCATCGTGCCAGAAACATAAATTCTGAGAAAAGTAAATATTTGCATGACATACAAACGCTTGTTGTTGATGAGTCACATCTACTTACTGTTCCAGATCGTGGTGAACATCTTGAAGTCGGGCTTATGAAATTTACTAAAATAAACCCAAATTGTAGAATTGTTTTACTTTCTGCAACAATGCCAAATGTTTCTCAAATTGCAGAATGGATGTCGGAATCTCTTAATAAGAAAAAAACATTTGTATTAAATTCGGAATATAGACCAGTTCCTCTTGGCATACATTATGAGTGTTATGATGATGAAAGTAGTCGTTATGATATCTGCGAAAAAGAAAAAATAGATAAGGCGATGGATATCATTAATGATTATCCTGACGATAAATTCCTCATTTTTGCTCACACCAAAAGAACTGGTGAGCAGATGACCAATGAACTTCAGAGACAGGGAGTTAAAGCAGAATTTCACAATGCTGATCTCAACAAAGAAAATCGTGTAATTTTAGAAAGAAAGTTTAGACAAGACAAGGATTTCAGAGTGGTTGTTGCCACTCCAACTCTTGCTTGGGGTGTCAATATGCCTGCTAGAAGGGTTATCATACTTGGCGTTCATCGTGGAAAAGACAAGGTGGAAGTTTACAACATAACGCAGATGGTTGGAAGAAGCGGAAGACTTGGTATCGATCCAAGGGGAGATGCTTATGTTTTGCTTCCAGCATCTAAATCAAAAGAACATATGGATAGGCTCAATCTTCCACAAAACATTACATCTAGGCTAATAGACGATCCAAATAAACTTGCGTTTCATCTTGTTGACGAGATATATAGAAAATCTATATTGAACGAGAGCGATGTGTGGTTATGGTACGAACGATCACTTGCGAGCTTTCAAGAAAGAAATTTGAGTAAGCTCATATTAAGAGATTTAATTAACGATCTTATACGCAAAGAAATAATATACGAAAATGAAGGCACGCTTGAAGCTTCTAGTGTCGCTAAGGTTTCAAGCATATTTTATTGCTGTCCTTTTGACATAGCAAGCCTTCGTCGTAATATGTATCACCTATTTAATAAAAAGCTTGAAACATCAGATATTCATGTGGCCGTGGCTCTTGCAAAAATAGAAAGAAATAGGCTTGGAATAGTCAACACAATGGAAAGGCAAGAAATATCGCATTTCGATAAAAAGCTTCAAACCACATTGAAAGATGAATATCGTTATTTAAGTGATGGTATGAAAAAAGCTGCTTATTGTTATTTGAATCTTATGGACGGAAAATTCTCATCAGTTATGTCTGGATATCAGCGTGGTCTTCAGTCAGAATTTGAACGAATGGAGCAAGTTTTGTGTGCTCTTGATTCTATGAGCGGAAAATGGGGAAGAGAAATATTTTTTAGAGAACTTTCTGGTAGGATTAGGTATGGCGTACCTTCTCACTTGTTAGGCCTTTGTCGCATACCAAACATAGGAAAGGTTCGTGCTAAGAAACTTTATGATATGGGTTATAAAACAACATTGGATGTGTCATTGTTGGATGCTTCTAAACTCAAGAAGATACTTAATATGCGAGAAGATCTTGTTGCTGCTGTTATAAATGAAGCACTAAGGCTTTCTGCGCCTTAGTCTTTTTATTTTCTCTATCAATTTTTCAATATTAAGATACCCACTCCCAGTTCCATTTTTGATTGACCTAGACCTATAAAACATTCCAGCAGATGTGAAGTTATATGGTGCGCATCTTACTTCTACTTGACAAAATTTACAGCAAGATGCACTTTCACCATTCATAGTTAAATTTACTGATATTAAAGTTCCGTCTTTTACAAGTACGCTGCTTCCAGAATTGTTAATGTCAAGTGTAAAGCTGCAAAATCCAGCAATATATGTTCCTGTTACAGTTCCATCGCCCACAACTCGAATAGGTGTGTTTGCTGGATAATTTGTCTTGTGTATTGGATCAACAATTTCAAGGCAACATCCGTCTGTCACTAGTACTATTTCAAGTATCTCACATGGCACAGAGCATGAGTTGTCTAACGCAAAAACAAAATTATCTCCTATTTTACTACGCTTGAATTTGTTTTTATCAAACTTTGGAAATGGGATTAAGTTTTTTCCAATCAGTCTTGTTTCCCAGTCTTTGTCGTTTGACCCGGCAATGCTGACACCCGGAGTTTCGTTTAGGATGCAGTCGCATCCTTTTGGAAATTGTTCAGAGTAGTCAGATCCAACTTCAAAAACTACAGTTACGGATGTACAGCATGGTGGTGGACAGCACTTGTTTTCGCACTGACAACCACAGTATGGATCGGCACTAGTACCATATAGGAAAGGACCAAGACAACTCATTTGTCATTTGCCCTCTTTACCAAAAAAGCCATCTGGGTATTCTATTTTGACAGTTCCGTTGCCATTGACAATATTTCCTTTATTGTCCTCGGTCCACCATCTGACTTGTTGTACATCTATGCCGAGTTCATCCATATGACAATGGTCGTTCATATCTACAGGAATATGATATTCCTTGCCATCTATCAGTATTGCTGCTCTACATTCTTTCTTCTCATGATTGTAGAGCAAACAGTTTTTGCATATTGGTTCAATTTTTTTCATATTTTACCCATTAAATTATAAGTGTAATTTTCAAGTCAAAGAAGCATTCTTTCTTGATTTGTTTTCTATCTTTGTTTATGATCATCTTTTTAATAGGGGGGGCATTGTTATGCATATAGTTGGATTCGCTTCACAATTGGCTATGGGCAAGGATACCGCAGCTGATTATCTTGCTTCTGAATTAAATAAGATTAATACAACTGGAAAATGGCATCGTGCTTCTTTTGCCAATGCTGTAAAAGACACATTTTGCAGCGCTTTTAATGTGGATAGACCATTTTTGGAGAAATGGAAAAGAATAGATACCCCAGCTCCAGGGATGATTTTGAATATGCGCAAGTCACTTCAACTTATTGGTGATGGTTTTCGTCAGATTGTGCCTAATATATGGATAGATATTGCACTTAGGGATAGCAATAAACAGCTTATATTTAGCGATTGTCGATACATAAATGAAGCAGCTCACATTAAGGATCGCAAGGGAATAAATGTGGTTCTACATAGGCCTGGATATCTCAATGATGATCCCAATTTATCAGAATCTCAAATAAGACCCATCATAGAATGGTGTATTAAAACCCAAAAAGAGGGTGAAATAGACCATAGTTTAGAAGGAACTCCAAATGGTAGTGAGCTTTATGATTTTTTTCTTGTCAATGATGGAACTATTGTTGATTTACACGATAAATTAAGCGAATTACTTGTGCCTTATATAGAGAGGGTTTATTTGTGCCAATAGTACACTCACAACCACCGCACATTTATGTTTCAAAGGGATGGGGTCACGAAGAGTGGATATGTAATTTTGACAAGTATTGTGGCAAGATACTTGTCATAAATCCAAACAAGAAATGTTCTGTTCATTTCCATATTATTAAAGATGAGGTATTGTATTGTGATGTTGGAAGTTTCAACATTATATATTACTGGGATGATGGAGATGAATCTAATGCTTATATTACAAAAGGCATGTCGTTTCATGTTCCTCCTGGTTTAAAACATCAGATGATTGCTGGTTCTGATGGTGCGAGAATCATAGAGTTTTCAACGCATCATGAAGATTCTGATAGCATAAGAATTGTAGCTGGAGATTGATTATCTTCACCTAATTTGCGAGCAGGAAGCCCCTACTTTCGTAGAAAGTTTGTCCGCTTCGGGCAAACCTCTTTAGGGTAGTGGGAGGAATGCGAGCTATAGGATTAATCTTTAAATAATATTGAATTAAATTATCAATAGCACTTACTATATAAATATATGAAAACAATTGCGAAAATCAAACTACTGACAGACGAAACTGGTAAACAAAAACTTCTCGATACAATGGAAGCTTTTAACTCTGCCTGTAATGAAATTTCTCAAACTTGTTTTGACAAACAAACCGCAAGTAAATTCGTTGTTCAAAAACTTGTTTATTATGATATTCGTAAGAAATACAATTTATCCGCACAATTAACCATTCGTGCTATTGCTAAAACTTGTGATTCATACAAACTAAATAAGAAAATAAAATGTGA